CTATCAAGCAGACATTAAAGACCGTGGTAGCTATAGATACGCATTATATGACGTGTTTGGTTTTGGTCCCGGCATGTATGGTCGTGGTATGGACTGCGGATACATGGATATACATAATGCTATCTACGACAGCGAAGATCATTAGGCTTTTAAGTTTACAGATTAGCATACAATCGTATGCAAAATGCATACAATAGAATTTCGACTGGGGCAGGGATGGTTCCTTAATGGATTTTGTGGAAGATTCTACTATGTTTTTGTCACAAATTAAGAGTAAGAGGATGGCAAGCAAATCGAAATTGACCAAGCCGCCCGAGTGGTGGAAGCACCTGAAGTGGTGCAAGCGCGTTTTCTGGAAAAAGGAGAGGCAGAATGAAAAAAGAGAGGCCATACAACAGCGGTACATGGACGACCGCTAGGATGCGATCGTTCATTATGTCCGCCCTTCGTAGGGCCATGTGGCCCGTTAAGTATAGGGCCATTCAGGACAGCTATGTAAAGGACGGCGCAAATCCCAAGACGGGTCGCAAATGCCGATTGCACCGCTGCTCGGAATGCGGCGAGCTATACCCGCAGAATCAAATGCAGGCAGACCACATTGAACCTGTTGTCCCATTGGATGGATTTGAAAATAAGGTGTGGCTGGAATATGATTGGAACGAATTGTTAAAGCGTCTCTATTGCGAGGCTGATGGGTTGCGGGCGGTCTGCAAGCCCTGCCACAAGGCGAAGAGCGCGGAAGAAAGAAAAGCGAGAAATGACTACAGAAGAAAAACAATATGAAAAGGCGAAATCTACCAGCTATAAACAACATGCCTTATGGCGTTTGATTAAGGCCCATCCGCCAGTGTACTGGGTGAATAAGCTTAACGAAAAAGTGCCTGACGTGAAGATAAGGAATTGGGCGGCATCCATAATTTGGTGGGCATATCCCCACAGCAAGACGCCGAAGCCGGGCCAAATGCTATATGAAATGATGGACGCATTCAGGCCGTCTGTATTTGGCAGGGATGCGGAATTGCATGATGCATTTAACGCATTGGGTTTGCCCAGCCCGGTAAGCGAGAAACTTCAGCCCACTCACCCAGTCAATCAGTGATACGGCTAAATCGGGCAGAACAGAAGCTGGCTCAATTTGTGGCCAAGGAACGCCATAGGCAAAACCGGGTCAATGGCGTTTCCAATCGCCGCATGGGTCCTCAGTCGGACGAGCAAACCGATCTCGAGGGCATTGCAGCAGAGATAGCGTTTGCCAAATATGCGAATGTCTACCCAGACCTAGACACTGACGGCAACACCCATCCTGTACATGATGCTGTCCTGCATGATGGCAAGCTGGTTGATATTAAATCCACCACCTACCCGACTGGGCGCCTCATAGTGGTTCCCTGGAAGGATGTCGATGCAGTGGATGCCTATGTATTGGTTGTTGGTACATTCCCCAATTACCGCATTGCCGGGGCAATGGAAGGCTACCGATTGATGCGCAGCCATAGGATGAAAGACTTGGGTTATGGCAAAGTGTTTGTCGCCACCCAGGATGAACTCAAACCCATCGATCAATTATGACGGAGTTTGAACATCTACGCAGGATGGCGATCCGTGGAAGCGCCTGCCAAAAGCGAGCGGTGGCAGCCGGGTGCTATGTCGGGGAGAAGTTTATTACAGCTTTCAACCATTGCGAGCATACCGGAAGCGTATGCCCGAGGATGGAGATTGATTCAGGTGTCCAGCCTGAGCTATGCTCGTCCACCCATGCCGAGATGGGCTTGCTGAATAGATTGAAGGCAATAGATATTGACATCATCCCATCAATTGTTTGGATATATGGGCATTATTACGCCTGCCAATCTTGCGCCAAGGCATTGGCCGATTTCGGCATTAGAGAAATTAGAATAAGACAATTATGACCTCAATTACTATCGAAACAAAATATGGCCATTGCGAGGTGAGCATGCCCGACGACGGTTTGACCATCGATGAGATGATCACACTGTTCGAGCAGGCTCTCTCTGGCATGGGATACCACTGGCACGGCAACATCGAACTAGTCCAAGACTATGATATTACGCTCAGCCCCCCAACACAAGATTAGGATTTTGCCTAAGGATAGCGATGAGCGTAAAGAGTGGGCCATCTATTCGGGCGTGCTATCTCCATTCCCCAACGCCATCGCAGCCATCGCTCGCCAATCATATCTCGGAAACGAGAAGCATTGCGATCCAGACGAGGCTATGCATTGGGAATTTAGCAAATCCAACGACCATCACGATTGCTTGATGCGCCACCTACTAGAAGAAGATTATGTGGCCGTCGCATGGCGAGCCTTAGCCCTGCTTGAAACAAAAATACAAGAAAAGCATTATGAAACCTGAAGACATCACAGACGAACAAGTAAAAGAAAAGCTCATTGAGCTGACATTCTCCCGGATGACGGCCTTCGAGGTGTTTGCTAGTCTATCAACTAGCGCCTTCATCGACTACGCCCATCGGGTAGCTAGGGATAGGGTGCTGAAAGAATGGGAAAACGCCACCGGATCCCAAATTGACGAGTGGAAATCCCAGATGGCTGCTGAGGCGAATTCATGAGCGAAGATCTGGAGGCTCTTGCCAATGAGGTGAGGTTGTTGTTGACCAGCAATGATCATCAGCCTGAATCAGTGGCCCCGCTGCTTGGCGGCAAACACCATGGAGAGCTAATGCCAGTAAGCAGACGCAACCTCAAAGTGGAAATAGACAATGATCTTTGGAGACTCTATTGCCTGTCTTTTGGCAATGCTGACATCCTAGTTTACAAGCATAGTTTCCTAAATGAAAGGGAACTTTATGATCTGTTCCCGGCTTGGGCAGGCAGTTACATATTAGAGAATGAAGATTCGCTCTAATTTGATTTTTATCCTTGCATTGGTTGTTTTCATACCCATCTTCCTGTTTAGGCATTATCGTTAGTCATCACATTGTAGGTGGTTTTTTGTGTGTTTTCTCCACCTACCACAAGGGGGACCCTGTCGGGTCCCCCTTTTTTTTATGATGACTAACTTGCCCGAGCCGTAGCTGTCGGGCCTGACGATGCTTACCGCCCAGGCGGTAGATATGGCAGCATGCTTCTTTCCAGTATGCCTAGCCTTTGCAGCTCTCGAATGAGGGGTCTGTTCGATCGCGTTAAACGGTATGGGCCATTGGGATCGGTCAACCTGCGGAGGCGATCCTCTGTGTTCATCTTCTTCAGGAGCATTAGCGATGCTGGCATAGCAGGTTCGCCCCGTCGGGCTTTCCTCACCATTCGCTTATGCATATCCATCAATGCCTTGATCTCCCTAGGATCCACGCCTTGCCCACGCATGGCCCGTATGGCCCGTATGCGTTGTTCTGGAGTGTCCCCGAGGGACTCGTATATCTCGGTCTTGGTGACAGGTTCGTCGTATGGCATCAGGCTGTAGTAGCCTGTGATGGCCTCAAATTTATCATTAGTGGATAGGGCGGTCTTATCCAAGACGGCCAATGCTTGCTCTCCATCAAATCCCAACACCTTCAAGTTGTTGTAGTGGTCCGTGATCTTCTTCAAGACGCCTTCCCTGTCCTGGTTGAGCTTGACGTACTTGCGGTCATACTCCTCCTTGATGTCGTACTTGCGGCTAGTCCCGAGCAATCCCTTGGCATTATTGATAGCCGTAGCGTCGGGGGCCAGTCGCCGCGCTGCATCACGCTCAATGTCATATTCCTCCCAGCGCAAACCAAGCAGCCTCCCCACCATGGCCATCACCCCCAAGGCATTCTCGGTCCCACGCAGGGTTTTGTTCCATTTATCCAACTCGCGGACCACGCCCGGCTCGAATGCCGCCTGGATGAATGCATTCGCATTATCCATATACCTATTTAGCATGCCAGGATCAACGCTGATGTCCCGTCCATTCTGGTCCTTCCCGAACAGGTTGCTTGCAGCCTGCAAGAGGAACGTGCCTTCTCCAAGGAAGTTTTCCTTGAATAATTTTGGCAACACTTCCCGTGGCTCATCCTTGAAGCCAGATACGAATGCGGAGGTCATCAAGGTTTGCGGAAACAGATATTCCGTATCCATATATTTGCCCGTCTTGCCATCCGCATTGGGTATATATAGGAGACGCTTGCCCCTATGCCAGCTCTTGGCCACGGTCTTATTCAATGCGAGCTTCTCTTCGTCGGACAGGTTTTTGTACTTATCGCCAAACAAATCCTTGGCCTTGCTGCCAACCATCTCCACTGCTGTCCCGGCTCCGCCCATCACGATGGAGAACCAAGCGGCTCTCTTTAGCCCTAGCTTTCGCAACCCGCTTATCGATTGTTTATCAATGTTTATTCCGTCTAGGCCCAACTCGCTCAAAAGCTTGCGTGGGTTGCTGATCATCATAGCTGCGTACCTTCCCTGGTTGTAGGTGTTGCGCATAAGTTCTGCCGTGAAGTTGACGAATGGGCTGGCAATGCCTATCTGAGAGAGCTTTTTCAGCACCGCAGGCACCTTCTCGTAGTCCTGAAAGGTGTTACGCACAATACGCATTGCAGCTATCTCTAGGGCCTCCCGATTCTTTTCTTGAGCCAATGCGGGGATGGCCTTCTTCAGCTGACGCTGGGTTCCTTCCCACGCCATATAACGCATGGTGGTATCGCCAACATTGTACAGCTTGCTAAAAGGATCGGCTATGGTTTGGTTGAGATCGCCCAATGCGCCACGGTTGCCAGCCTTCCTGATTTCGCTGGTCATGACGTTGGCGCTCCCGCCGCCAAGCTCCTCGAAGCGGAGCATCCTCTTTAAACGCTCCTTGCCCTTCGCCCCCTTGCCCAGAACGGCTTTCCTTATGGAGCCAAACTCAGAGCTGGAGAAACGCAGACCTCTTCCAATATCCCTGAGTCCTGCAAGGGATGGCAATACCCCAGAAGCTATGACGGACGAGAAGTTGCCTATGAAGTTGGGAGCGTAGGATGCCGGGTTGTAGATGGTCTTCGCAATTTTGGATAGGGCATTCAGGCTCTTCAAGTTGTCTAAAGCAAAACGGCCTATGGCATTATTCACCAAGTATCCGGCATCTGAATAAAAGATGTCGCGGAGGGCATCATTGACCTCCTTGGTTACCTTGATGTCCTTCATCAATTCCTGGCCATATTGGGTCTTGGCAAGGATGGGTTCTGTTGCCTCGGCGGAGTCTAGGCGCAATGCCCTTTGCACTTCGGGCCGGGTGAACAGGGTGTTCAGCGCCTCATCGGTACGCAAGGCATTGACCATCCTGGATGTCTTATTGATGGTCTGGAAAATGTTCTCGCCAGGGTCTTTGATCTCTCCGAGATATTCCGCCAGCTCCTTGCTCATCTGGGAGCGGCCTGCCAATATGCCCTCAACCTGGAATTTCAGCTCCTGCTTGTCGGCGGCGCGCTGCATCTTCATGCTTGGATCGCTCTTAATGGCCCTAGCGCTATACTTCTCCCGCTGGATCATCTCTTCTGTGGCCTGCTTCCTAGCCTCAGCCAAAAAATCGTCCACATTGCCGCCACTCTTCTCAGCCCTTTTGGCTGCAATCCTGCGGGTCTCGCCGTCAATGGCCTTTTCCCTTAGCTCCTTGCTGGGAGCATATGTCTTATCTATATAAAACCTGAACGACCGGGTTATGTAGTTTTGCTTGTCTATGCTATCCTTGATAACGCTGATGAGCCTATTTCTAGTTTCCTCGTCAAGGGCTTGGCCAAGGTCGCCTGCCAGATAGGAAATGAGCTTCCATTGCAACTCCTCCAGATGTTCCCTATACATCTGAAGTTCTTCGCCAGCCCCCTTCCTCAATGCTTCAGGCAAACTGTCTAAACCAGCTTGCCCACGCATAAATCTATCGATGTTCGCCTCCAGATCCATCCGCTCAGCCGGCTTGAGGACGGACTTCCTCAACACCTTGTTGACAGCATCTTGGGCTATTACGGCAATGCGATCGGACCTATTGGTCGAGTTTTTGATTTCCTCCAATACGGTGGCCATATTCTCGCCTATATTCTTGGATGGGAATGTCGCCTGTATAAGCCCCTCGGTTTTGCCTATGATGGCGTCCCGCAGCTTCTGGGACGGAACGGCAAACCGGAATGCCTTGGCTATTCCCTTGCGGAAGATGCCAGGCTCCACCGTATCCTGATCCATGCTAATGGCCACTCTAGCCAAACGGTTGGCGTCATCAGTCTCAATCGTTTTGTCAACGAGTCCGCGCACCACCTCCCTATTCTTCTCCAGCCACTGATCGTCTAGTTCGTTGTAGGCGTCTAGTATGCGTTTCTTGAAAGCCTTGGCTGCATCGCCCTCGGCATCGGGGAATGGCTTGGCTTCGCCCAATGCCCGTCTAGCCCTCTGCGCGGGTATGGCTGTCACTTGCAAACCAGCCATCCTGTCAAAAATCTTCTGGTTCTGTTTTACGGATGCGCCATTGATAAACACATCCATGGCAAACTCGGCGCTCTCCTTGTTTGGGCTTTGGGCAAGGTCCTGAATAAGTCCGCTATATACCGCATCCCCCATGGGGACCCGGCGATCAAGACCTTCTACTAGGCCATCGCGGAAAAACTGCCCACGGGTGCCAATCTGATCCTCAAAGCTGTTGGGTGCTTGGCCCGACAATGTTGCTACATCTTCTACCGTCTCTTTGGCGTATTCGGGGTCGCGAAGCTTGGCGTTCATTTCCGCCGGGGAGCGTCCACCTATCTTGTCGAACAAGCCCTTCTGGGCGGCTACGCCAATCCCCGTTCCCACGGCACCGCCAAATACGGCGCCTATAGCTCCGCTCTGGGTAAATTCCTCGAATGTCGGAAAACGCTGTTCGTCTATGGCCGTCTGGACAGCCTTCTCGCCCATGGCTATGCCACCGCCACGGATGGCTTCCTTCCCTATAAACTGACCCAATGGCTTAGCGGCCAGCCTTCCTGTAGTGGTGGCGGCTAGTTTGCCTGCGCCGGGTATTAGATTGAGGAGGCCCGAGGCCACCATGCGGCCAAGGGAGAAGCCTTCTCCCTCAATCTTCTGGGCAGCATAGTTGGAAGCCATGCCACCGCCAATAGCCAATATGGGAATGGAGAGGCCAAATGTGGCCGGAGCTAGGGCATACCCGGCAGCGGATGATAGTCCGCCGCCTACGACATCAACGCCCAGTCCGGTAGCAACACGGCCCAGGCCGGGGCCTGTTTCCAGGGGTAGTCCGGCCATTCCGGTGGAGGCTTGCTGTTGCCTTTCCTGTTCTTCTCTGGTTATATATTGTCTACTGAGAGCCATATGGATTATAAACCAAATCTCGGATCAAAAAGGCTTTTTTCGGGCAACATCCGTTCCATCTGTTCCATACGCTGCTTTATCCTTTCTAGTCGCTCCTTGCGTTTAATCTGCTCTAGAGCTTTATTCCTTCTTTCCTGTTGCAGCCTAAGTATTTCTGCTTCCTCCCGGTCTTTGGCTTCTTGAACCAAAATGTTTTTGATGTCTGAAAGGTCATCCTCTGACAATCCAGTGTCGGCAGATTTAAGACCAGCGATAGCTTGATCCAACTCGGACATATTCAACTCGCCTGTGGGAGATATTATGTTTGTAAGATCAGATAGCGAATCTGCTACACGGATTGACGCCTGAGATGGCACAAACTCGTCCGTGGTTGTTTCACCACCGACAGGTTCTATGGGTTCAAAAGCACTTTCACCCAATGTAACATCATAGCCCAAGGTGCGATCGGCCAGATTTTGAACAGCCCGATCGTATTCAGGCGTACCCTCTTCAAACTGCTCCTTGATCAACGCCAACCCCTTAGTATAAGCCTCTGGCAACGGTGATTTTTCCTGTGTGGGAATACGCATCATTTGGTTGCCGTAAATCAGGGCTGATTCTCCATTCGGCAAGTCCACTATGTCGTAGGCTTTCGAGGGATCCAGTTGATTACGCAAAGAGATGGCCCGCACCTGAGCATCTGGATTGAGGCCAGAGAGAATCGAACCAAGTTGATCATCGGAAAGTTTTCCGCCCGCCGATACCAGTTGTTGAAAAGCTTCCCCTTCGGCCTTTTCGGCTGCTAGATCAGCTTCACGTTGCTTGGCATCTATATCATATTGCTCAATCTGCTTCTGCATGAGAGCAATTTGGGCGGCAGACTGCTGCGCAAGCCGATCGGCTTCCTGGGTCTTTATTCCATATTCAATGATGTTCTCCGCACCAACTAGCTTTACTAGATCGGCGGAGGCGCTAATGCCGGGAACTTGTCTACGGAATGCCTCGTCCTTCAGTAGCCCTTCGGCCACTTGTTGTGCAGCCTCATTCTTCTGCCTCTTAGCCTCCTGCTGTTTCTGCTTTTCAAACTGGACACCCAAGGTTTTCATAAGGCCAGCAGCGGCCTGAGACTTAGCCCTCCTTGCGTTGGCTAGGTTGGTGATAGATGGCGCCAATGCGGCTAGCGCCGTTGGCGATGTACTTCCTGCAAATGTAGCCATATTTAATATCCTCGTATTAGAAATAATTGTATGAGCTGTTTCCTTGAGATTGCTGTGGGAAATTTGGGAAGAATGGCGGAGTCCCCAAGGTCTGCTGCTGTAGTCCGGGATATGGCCCTCCACGGAACCCACTTACTATGGTTCCGAGTGCTTGTCCCAATATATCCAGCCTACCAGCTTTTGCCATCTCGTCTAATGCCTCTAGATTAAGCCCGAACTCGCGTTCGCCAGCTTCAAGGCCAAATAGGTCTGTCGGGCTTGGCGTGGCCGCAGCGGCCTGCCTTCCAATATCTCCAGCCAATTCCAGACCCGGTCCAAGATCGGCAGATTTGATGGCGGCTTGGGTGAATGGCGACATAGCGTAAGCTTCCTGCCCAATCAAAGATCCGGTGGTCTGTCCAATGCCAAGCAAATCTTGCAGGTTGCGAGAATAGAGGCCACGCTCCTCCTGCATGATGTCCCCTATTTCGGTGGCTAGGGCGGCTGTATCAGCCCCTCTGCCTAATGCCCCAAACCTAGCTCGGGTGGCCTGTTCCACCTGTTGCCTCTCGCGGCCAGTCAAACCCTTTTCTAGGCGTTCCTGCGCGGTCTGGAAGGCGCTCTCTAGCCCCGGCAGCACTGTCCCTCTCACTTGAGAAAGGGCTTTCATGGGGGCCGTCCCGGCAGCAGTGATGTCTGCGTATGTCGCGTCTGGACCTAGCCCAAATATATCAGCCAATGATCCGCGCTGCTGTCTCGATGCTTCTTGGGCAATATCGAAAGCGCTAATGCGGTCGCCCGGCCCGGCCACGTCCATTCCCAACACTTGTTGGGCAAATGCTGTTTGGCCTGCGCCAGTGACATCTGCCATCCGTTGGGTCATGCCCGGAACGGAAGCTCCATAATAATTCATGAAGTCCTCCAATTCGGGAAGCACACCAACTTGAGTAGATGGAATGAGTCTCCCGTATTCGCCAAACTCAAATGGACTCAAGGTGGGTTGATATGCGTTGAACACAACACTGGCCGTTCCGCCAGTGGCTGTACCACCCTGACCTATGCCAGTGCCTGTACCACCCTGACCTATGCCAGTTCCTGTACCATCCTGATTTATGCCAGTTCCTGTACCATCCTGATTTATGCCAGTTCCTGTACCATCCTGATTTATGTTTGTACCATTCTGATCTATGTTTGTACCATCCTGATCTATGTTTGTACCATCCTGATCTATGTTTGTACCATCCTGATCTATGTTTGTACCATCCTGATCTATGTCAGTTTCTACAGCATCAGTAGGTAGATCGGTACTGGTTGTATATCCCCGTTCAACAAGATCATCATAAACTCTGCTTGATAAGTAACCTTGTGCAACTAACTCACCTATGTGCTGAAGTACAGTTTTGCCTTCTGGAACATTTACAATTTGACCACCTAAAATTGTTATTTGGCGCATCCCTCCACCGCCGCCGCCACCTCCTGACGAGGTAGTGTCATTATTACCGCTTGATGTTGTAGTGTCAGTTCTCATAGTATCATCATTAGAATTGTTAGCATCTGCATTTGTATCAGTACTTCCGGTGTCATTAGTAATAGGATTACCTGATTCGTCTACAATTTCTGGTACAAATGGAGGAGTTGTTGTCAAAATAGGCGCTTGTCCAGATCTACTTCTTTCTTGGTTTATTCTTATTAGTTCTTCAGCAGTAACAACTCTAGCGTTATCGCCATATCCAATCCTAACTCCTTGAACTCTTCCTATTTCTTCACCAGCTTCATTACGCTGAACAATAGTAACAGGCCATGCAATGTCTTGCGCCTGCATTTCTGCTCCACCAGGTTGTCCTAATCCATTAGCAATATCATAAACCCAGTCTGGTAGTCCTTCAGGAAGAATGCCGTACTGAGCCATGATATCATCAATGACTTGTCTAGCTTGGCGTATTCCCTCGGCGCCTCTAGGTGGTCCACCTGACATGCTCTGCAACGCTTCAAGCCCAAATGGATCAGTTCCGACGCCATAAGTAACTTCCCAAGCAGAACCCTCTCCAGGACTCTGAGGATATATTCCGTAATTTGTATCTGTTTGTGGAAAAAACATTATCCCAGATGTTAATGTAAAGCTACCCAAGATCCACCAGCATATCCGTAAAACTTGCTTGCGGTAGTGTTGTAAATCATCTCGCCGTTTGTCGGCGAGGAGATAGCGTTCATCTGCGTGGTCGTCATGCGAGGCAGAAGGACGCCGCCTGTTGTGGATGTTACGGTTAGCGGAGCCGAAGGAGCAGTTTCCCCAATGCCGACGTTGCCA